GCGTCTGCATCTGATATATTGTTTACTTCCGCACCAGCCTCAATCCCAGCAAGTTTATTTTTTTCCGCTGTTGTGTAATCATTTGCGGATAACCCTTTCCCAACTTCTTTATCCACCTTGCTTTCTACCCCTGCACTTATCTCTTGTACTGCTGTTTCAATGCTTCCTTCGCCATAATTCACATCAGCTGCAGCGTGTTTGTGCAGGTTGGTTTCCTCGCCCCCTGTGAGTTCATTGGCGTCTGCATCTGATATATTGTTTACTTCCGCACCAGCCTCAATCCCAGCAAGTTTATTTTTTTCCGCTGTTGTGTAATCTTCAGTAGATAATCCTTTGCCTGAAATCTTATCCACCTTGCCATCATCAAGCTCTTTAATTTGCGTGTCAATATCGTCAAAATTATCCGCATATGCAGGGATACTGTCCGCCACAGTATCTATCATTTCAGGTTTCTTAAAACCATAATTCGTGGTTTGTTGCATTACAAATCACCCCATTTCTTATTTTTTATGTCTTGCCACAAGAGCGCCCCTTCAAATCCGAGCGATACTTGTATTCTCCTGTTAGGCTTCAAAAGGTTTTTGAGTGGACTTTGTTCGTTGTCTATGTCAAACTTCTTACTTTCGTTGTTCAGGGCAAGCGTGATTTCATTGGATGATATATTCCCCACTGGCAGGCTGCCCTGTGACGCTTCCCGCTCTTCCAAAAGCCGCAAGCTCACCAAGTCTCCGGTTTCGTAGACTTCCCGAATCGAGGTGAAAAACTCGATTATCTTCACACAGCGTCCGGCATGGCTCCATTTTGTTATTTCCAAAACCTGTTTTGCCACGTCCAGCACCTGTGGCTCTAATGTTTTGCTCCAAGATACTTCTGAATTGCCTGTGACGGTTTCTGTATATAGGAGGGTATCATCAGGGCCGTAAAGCTTGATTTCAAAATCAACAGGCCACTCGCCTCTTGCTGTGTCACCGACAACCCTCAATGAGCGGATAGGCCGGGGTGTATGTGTGACGGTCAAAGCCGGATATGGCTCTGCAAATGCTCCACCCGTTCCGCCCAACTGAGCACTCCACCAGCCAAACTGATACTGCGAAAGCATATCGGCGCTTGGCGCAAGGTGGTATGTGCCATCAAGAACCCATGAACCATCCAGCGATGCCCATTTATGCGTTGCAGTATCCACGCTGTCGGCGGTCTGCTGCGGGTATGAGATATTCGCCTGTTCGCTTGCTTCGATTGTCAGGCTTTGGTCAAGAAATGGGTCTGTATAATCCACCAGTACCCTTGCTTTAACTTGCCGCCTGTCGGCTTTCATCTTGTCAAGAAAAATTTGCGTTACTGGATACAATATATCACCCCATTTATTACGGAAATAACAATGCTGCCACGGTTACGCCTTCGGTCGCTGAGTAGTCTACATATATTTGCCCTGCCCCACCGTCTGTCTGGTTATATATGTCGGTCGCAAACGGCCCGATGAACTTCTGTTTTCCTGCCTCGATAAGGACTTCCCTGTCAGCCAGTTTCAAACCCGCCCGGACATAGCCGGAGAGGATTTTTGCCGTCACCGTATCCTCGCTATCATTGCAGACGTGGAGGATTACCCTGCCGTTATTTTCTACTTTGTGGCCCTCTTCTGTTGCGGGCGAATATGCCGCTATAAGCCCGGTGTCGCTGAGTTGTTGTCTTGCAAGATTTACACGTGCCATAAAAACCACCTCACTGTTCAATAAATCCTATGCTTACCTCTTCCCAATACCTGACACCGTTTTTCGTGTGCCACAGGCTGGTTACAATGTCCCCTGCATAGCAGGTCATTGACTTACTGCCCCCTGTATCCGGGTATTCCAAACTAAAAAACGGCTTATTCGCCGTTATAGTATCTATGATTGTCTGCAATTCGCTGTCTGCAACCATCTTCCAGGTGCAATCTACCCGCCGCTTAGTTGCAATAAGTTCCATCATCATCTTGCCCGAGGCGGACCTGTTGGATTTTGTTATATCAAACCTGCCGACCTTCAATTCCGAAGGTGTTTTTACCGTTACTCCTGCGATTTTCAGCATGATCTACACCCCCTGAACGACCAGATTAAGCCCCTGCCGCTGGCCTTCTCGGATTATAGCTGGTAGCTGCATCCTTGCAAGGGTAGTATTGTCTATCTTAAGGACAAGCTCCTTGTCGTCCTGTTTTGCGGATGCCTGCATGATTCTTAATGCGTTCATAAATGCTCTGTATACTGCCTGTTCTAATGTTTCTGCAGTAAGTCCCGTTGCGTCAGGATTATATTTTTTAGGCACTACAGCCTCGCCTTCGTGGAGGTAGGCAAACATGTCCTGCGGAATGTAGTTTGTACCGGTAGCCAATTTAGGTATAAGCGGTATGCTTATGCCAAAACCTTTTCCTCCGATACCAGGGACCCAATCCGGTACATCGAAATGTATTTGGTTTAAACCGCTTATCAGGATATTTATTCCCCCGATGATGCTGTTTACAACTGACTTAATTCCACCCCAGATTCCATCCCAAATGTCGATTATCCCAGTTTTCAGGTCGTTAAAAACACCCACAAGTGGCTGTATAACATGTGTGTCAAACCAGCCTGCTGCCTTGTTCCAAACCTCTTTTATGCCTTCCCATAGGTCTATAAAAAATTGAGCTATCGGCTGAATTATATTAGTGTCAAACCATCCCGACACAACCTGCCATATTTCTACTATGCCGTTCCAAGCATCATTGGCAAGCTGCTTTATACCATCCCAAAGATTTGTGAAAAAATTTACCAAAGGCTGAATAATATTAGTGTCAAACCATGACGTAGCGGCATTCCATGCTTCTACAATACCGTCCCATGCGTTACTAGCAGCTTCTTTTATACCATCCCATAAGCCGGCAAAGAACTTTGCTACGGGCTGTATAACGTTTGTATTAAACCATTCTGACACAGTTTGCCATATTTCCACTATGCCGCTCCAGGCATCGCTGGCCAGCTGCTTTATACCATCCCAAAGGCCTGTAAAAAAGTCTGCCAAAGGCTGAATAATATTAGTATCAAACCATTCAGCTACAACTTGCCACGTGCTTTTTATCCACTCCCAAGCTGATACGGCAGCGGCACTGACTTCATCCCAATATTTTACTAGCAAAATTACTATTGCAATAACAGCACCAATAGCAAGCACAACTAACCCGATAGGTGAAGTAAGAAAGGCCATCGCAGCACCAAAAGCAGTTGTAAGCGTAGTGGCAACCCCACATACGGCATTCCATGCAACTGTCGCTGCTGTCATTGCTACTTGTGCAACCTTAGCAGCTACTAATGCCACTTTATTAGCAACCACGGCAGCTGTATTTGCTACCCATTTAGCCGCGTTCGCTACTAATGCAGCAGTTGATTTCGCAAGCGACACTACAAAATCCTTAGCATACAGCGCAGTTAGGGCAATTGTTTCTGCTTTATCAGCCAGCTTTGCTACAATACCCGCTTTAATAGCGGTTGTTATAGCATTTATCGCTCCGATTAAACCTCCTGACATCTGAATAAAAGCCATTAGCTCAGTTAATTTCCATGCCGCAAAGAAAGCGGCTATTGCAATTGCCATCCCTTCAACTGTAGATTTATTTTCTGACATCCAATTTCCGATACTTGCCAATGCATCGGCTACAAGGTTGATTGACGCGACAAATGCATCGCCTGTCCATGCTGCTATAGGTTGTAGGAAGTTAGTCCACAACCATTCGCCCAGCGGAGCAAATGCTTGTAATAAAGGATTCAGGACGGTAAATGTGCCCGTTAGCAAATTGAAAAATGCCGGAACCGCCTCTGTCATTACCCATGTGCCAAAGGGTACAAGAATATTGTCGTAAAACCATTTAAGTCCTTCGCCAATACTCGTAATTACCGGTTCCGCTGCTGTTTTTAGCCTATTGAATCCTTCTATAGCAGGGTCGAATAGAATAGCAAGCTTTTCAAGGGTTTCCTGCATTTTTGTGAATGTCTCGGGTTCTCCTGCGTCCTCCATCTCAAACGGAGCCATGGCACCTGTTTCCGGCATTGCAAACATATCCCCTGCAGCAGTATCACTCATATCTTCCTGGAGTTGATGCACCTCGTCAAAGGTTTGCAGGTTTTTCTTTGCCTTTTTCGCAGCTTCCTCTGTTGCGTCTCCCACATCAACCATGGCCGAAGCCTGCTCCTGCGTGCTCTGAACAAGCCCATCTGTAGCCTGCTTCGCCTTTTTGCCCATTACAGCATTAAGCATGCTGTAAAACTGCGACAGGAAGTCGCGGACTTTTATAAGCATGGCGTTCAGTCCACCGAACAGGGTTTGCGTCAGAGTACCAACGGTCATTCTCCATATGTCTTTTATGGATGATGTCACGCCCTGCCAGGTGTCCTCCATTGATGCCATCATGCCGCCGAAACGTTTGGTCATGCCTGCGGTTAGCATATCAACAGCCTTGCCGCCTGGCACCAGTCCTTTTGAAACCATGTCTTGCAACTCAGGCACGGTTTTGCCCATTGCATCAGCCAGTATATGCCACGCCGGCACACCGGCTTCTGTGAGCTGTCTCATCTCTTCGCCGGATAATTTTCCCTTTGCAAGGATCTGGCCAAGAGCGAGCGTGACCCTATCGATTCCTTCACTACCCATACCCAAAGCTGCCGTTGCGTCACCGACAGCCCGCAACGTAGGCAGAACATTCTCCGCTGCAAATCCATAGGCAAGCATGCGTTTTGCAGCTTCAAGCAGTTCCGGGTATTCAAACGGTGTCTTTGCCGCAAAGTCGGCCATATCATCGAGGAAAGCCTGAGCTTTCTCTGCACTCCCTAGCATGGTTGCGAATCCAATCTGCGCGGTCTGGAGCATGGAATTGAAACTTATTGCCGTGCCGACCGTTGACTTAAAGCCCTTCTTTAATGCCTCGAACATACCCATGCCCAAAGTAACAGAAAAAGCATTTTTGAATATATTACCTATTTTCAGTCCTGCCTTATCGGCTTGCGCTTCCGCTTTTTTAAGCCCTTTTTCATATTCTTTCGGGTCAACGCCCAACTTTGCAATTACCTGTCCTACGGTCATACTGTCTCACCTGCCTTTCACCACGGTCCTTTCAGCTCTTTTGCTTTTGCGTCCTGTATGTGTTTCGCATACTTTTTGTCCTTCTTTTGTTCTTTTGTGCCTAATATCTGCTGCACGAGCTTTTCAAAATCTTTGCTTATGAAGTCGTCTGGCTCCACAAGTTTTGGTTTTTTCTTTTTACCGCTGAATACTCTTGACAGCGCAGCAGTGCAGTTTGCTATAACCGCCGCCAAAAACGCCCACTTATTCTTTTGCTCTGCATATTCGTCTACTAGCTTTTGCTTTTGTAGCTCTTTTAGAATCGCCTGCAGTTCACTCGGGTACAGTTGCCGCATCTCGTCAAGCGTCCAGCCAAATTCTCTCCCAAGCAGTACGATTACTTCCGCTGTGAGCCAGTCTGAGCCAAGG